CATTATTATTAATAGCACTATTAAAAGTAGTATAAGCATATAAATAAAATGTCCTTCTTGTAGCACATTGGAATAATTTAAATGTTTCTGTTTCAGTAGTTATTCCTCCTTCAATATCTACATAATCATCAGTCCATTGAGTTGAATAAGTAGTATCATTTATCCAGCATTTCATTTGTTTCTTTTTAACTTCGGTGTGTTTATCTAATTGTTGAGATATTTGTTGAGATATTGATGAAGGTGTTAAATATCCTTTATCTAATTCTATTTCTACTTCATTAAAATATACAGAATATTCATAATTGGATATATCACGAGAAAAATAAATCCCATTATGTTCTCTCCCTGATAATGAACCTGTATATTCTGAGTTTGGATTCCTTTTTAATATTGTATATCTTTTATTATCAACAGGAAAACCATAATTAAACATTGAATTATATGTTGATTGTTCTATCCCTTGTTGTTTTTCCTCATTTGTTTTATCCTTTGTATTTCCATAAGCTATATAATTATTTTCATAATCAGTATAAGAATAGATAAAATGGGGGTAAGGCATAATATAATTATAAAGTCCGTCTTGATTCTTGTAAAATTCTATAAAGAGTGTTATTTTATTATCATAAACATCATATTTTACTTTTTCATAAAGTTCCGTATCTTCATTATATTTATATATTTCAGATTGTCCTATTTTTTCATTTTTGAATTCTATAACGTTTGAGTCACTGCCTATAACATTTAACCCAGCATATTGAACCGATAAAATAGCATTTTCAGGAATGGTTACTCCTCCGTCAATCTTATTAATCCATCTATTATTTGTTGAATTTTTTTCAAATGAATGGTCAGCAGAACATTCAATAAATATATAATCAGGTTGTTCATTATTACTCATTTATATATTATTTATATATTATTTTTAAAGAAAATTTTTTATTAAAAGACTTTTAATTATATATCTCACTAAAACGTCCATTAGATAAAACTAATGTTTTACTCAACTGAGCCCATACTAATTGATTAAGATTAGTATCTCCTGCATTCTTTACATCTAAATGTAATTCTATCCCCCTATTGCTAATACGTTCGCCTGAAAGGTTGTAAATAGTCATCCATCTCTTCTGTCCTTCTAATTCATCATCCTGTTTATGTCCTTCAATTGTTTCAAATTCAGTAAATTCATTTCCGAGCTGTTTGTCGTATTCTCTGCCAGTTATATTAAGAGACATACCCTCAGCTGACACAGTATTAACATACTGCTCAGATGGATTTTTAACAGAGACAGGGAATAAAAATCTGTCATTAACTTTTAAGTTATAGGAGATGTCATCACGAGAACATGCAGCAACCTCTGACTTATAACGATTTAGAAGTGTATCAGTTAAATCAGAAGTTAAATCAGTATGACAAATCTTAATCGTATTAACTGCTTTTCCAGCACACCCTAAATTTCTGACATAATTAGGAGTAGTATCATAATTAACATTAGTATTTACTAACTGATGCTCAAAAAATGGAAGGCTCATAATTTTATTACTTTCCTGAAACGCATTCATTGTAGCTGAGGAGTAGTAAATATAATCGGCAATAAGTTTAGGGCTTGTAGTGTCTAATTCAAAAACAGGGACAGTTGCTGCAAGAGGGACACACAAACGGCTAGTATTAGTTGGTTCTAAAAACAATTCAATAATTACAGGCTGTTCTATCATGTAAAGCGGTAATTGTGTAAAACGTAGAGATTTAAATAGTGTTGCTAACTCTAGAACATAATCTGAATTTTTTCTTAAATCCTGATAATCATGAAGACTTACAGGGCATTTGGCAGTTCCTGATGTAGATGTAAAACTACCAGGAGTAAATGCTAAATTAAAATCTTTTCCTAAATTTAGAGAGGATTCACTTGCCCATTCAGTGCCATCTGCTACACCTGACCCGTTCATATATGGTAGAATTGTAGATTTATAAGCACCGACCATCCCTGATTTAATTCCTTCTTTACGGAGAACAGTGTCATTATCTAACATTAAATTCTCGTAAGAGCTCAGGATATTGAATTGGTCCGTAGAATCTAGTACAGTCGTACCTGCTCTGAGGACTGCTTTTTTGACGATTGAATATGCAGCCGAAGTAATTGGAAAAAAAGCTTTATGAGAATCCCCGACAAGTTTCATAGAGAAAGAGATTTTACTGTTTGAGTGTAAAATTCCCTTTTTATCTAAAACAAAACGGATATAATCACTTTTAACAATTACAGGGTCTAAAATTGAAGTATCCACATTCTGAGATTCTTGGAAGTTTTTACAATTTGGTTTTAAAAGGTCAGGGACTTCAGGATTATTACATCTTTTAGGATCTGAGATTAATGGATTAAGTGCCTTTACTTCATCATTTAGATTATTTGGTTGAGACATTATTTATTTATTAATAATATATTTTTTTTAAAGAATTTTATTTTATAAACTTTTTTAGTTTTTCTTAAAGAATATTTTCATTCGTAATAAACATATATATTTATAACATAAACAATCAGTTTTATTCTGAAAATTTCTACGAAAAATAACTTTTTGTTTATATCTAAAACAATAAACCCATGCGTGCCTTCCTTTTCTAAAATAAATATTTTTGTGTCCTGATGTATTTGTTGAATATTTTCCTGTATTATGAGAATTATCAACACTACGACACCATCTTAAATTATTTACATTATTATTAAGTTTATCTCTGTCTATATGGTCTACTATATTACACTCGTTTCTATTTGGTAAAAAATGCTCTGCTACGAGTCGGTGTATCATATGATATTTACATTTACCTTCTTTAGATAGTGTATATTGATAGTATCCAATATGTTTATTTAATACTTTTTTTAAAAAACGATTTGATTTTTTACTAAATAATCTACCATCATCATAAATTATATAATTAGGATAGTTTTTTACTTCCATAATAAATGATATAATGTTGTATTTATATGGTATTCATTTATTAATCAAACTAGTTCAAAACTTGAATCCCTGTATCTCCAAAATTAACGGTATTTCTAGTATGTACGAACATATAAGCACTATTAGGAAAATCAGTATCTAGAGAGCTAGTAAATTGAATAGTAAAATTTCCCCCCACCATATTAATACCTTGGTCAGAGTAATAATCCATTCTTAAACCTACACCATATAGAATATCTCCTTTTACTTTATCATGTTCATCAGCAAAACTAGTTTTAAGGTTAGTGTTAATTGGGGAAACTCCAGTATTACCAAGAGAGGAAAAATTACGAATAGCACTAATAAAGTTTCTAGTAATTTGACTATTAAATAGGGTTTGGTCTTCAGCTACATCATCCTCTATTGGATATTGTAACTGAATTTTAACACCATTCTGTAAAAATTGGAGGTCTTTAATTACTGCAGGGGCTGTTGAACTTTTCATAATTGGAAGATTACGAGTTCCTGATTTTTGATAATTATTAGTGTTTTCAGAAGGTCTAAATACAACCCAAGCACCGAGTGTCTGAGAAGTTCCTAAATTAAAATTCAATGTTGCAAAAGCACTATTAATTACCGAATAATAACTCTGAATAGAATTATAAACAAGGGAACGAGGAACATTCTGCATTCCTGTCATCATACGTCCTGAAAGATGAACATCAGAAAGTTCATAATATGGAGCAGTTCCACTATCAGCACGGAAAGCCTGACTTGGTGGGCACAAATTTAGAGATATAACCAAACCATGCATTAATGGTATTGGGTTCTGTCCTAAAAATAGCCCGCATGGAAGCTGAATGCTGAAGAATATCGTAGATTCTCCTGATCCTGTTCCATTAACAACAATATCAGATCCCTGCCCTTGAGACATTACAGAACCACGCTGAACATTATCAGAGGTTAGAATCTGTTGTTCAGAAGTAGTAACCGATAAATAGGAACTTAAAAATGAATTATAGAATTTAATCTCTTCTAAAATTTGAGAATTATTTAATAAACTAATAGAAAGTCTATCAAATAGAGAATAAACTCCTAGACGTTCATCTAAATTAGCAGTTCCCCCTGCAATGACAGCACCATTAGAAGCTTTACAGGTTAATTTCCCATTTAGTCTAATAGATGAACCCTGAACAGTGGCAGTTGGATTTTGGGCTAATGTAAAATTAATAAGAGGGACACCTTCAAATTTAATCACATTATTTGATGGTTGATTACTCGGAAGTAGATGAAAATACTGAGACATTATTTATTTATTAATAATATATTTATTTTAAAGATTTTTATTTTATTAAAAAAGTTTTTTAAAAGATTACATTTACTCCTGATGTTGTCATTTCAAAACGTCTAACATGTACAACCCAAGCATTTATTAATTTTGCTTTCTCACTTGAAGCTCCATAATTTAAATTTATTTGGCAGTCTTTCTGTCTCGTGTCATAAATTTGTCCTTCCAGTGCTAAGGCACGAGGAATTATACAATTAGTTTTAATATGTTCAAATGAATTACTAGGAATACCTGCCATAATTAATGCTTTTTCTAATTCACACAAATATTGCCCATTAAAAATTTTATTAACTTGGTCTGACGATTTTCTAGTATCCACTTCTCTATCAGGTTGAAGTTTTGAGTCATATAACCACTGAAAATTTTCAAGATGGTCCCAATTTCCACTAATAGCATCTCTAAGTCCAAACTGTTTAATAGTAGTTCCAATTAATGAGGATTGGTCTGTTACAGGAACTGCTAGAATTGCCTTCGCCATACTATTATTAAGGTTCAAATGAACAGTAGAGTTTTTATCACTTGCTAGAACCGAATGACGATAATTCTGAGCACACAAGCAATTATAAGCCACTTTTCCGTTTTCTTTGAGTGCCTTCATCATCGCGTTCTGATAAGCAGGAGAGGTTTCAATCTCTTCAACAATCATTTCCACATCTGAAACTGTATAAGTTGGAGGGGAATCACCTCCAGAGATATTATCATCATACGA